TCAAATGTTCTAGCAGTAAGATTCGCTTGCTTTTTATCATTTTTGATATTCATTATTTCAAAAATTGATGCTCTTGACGCACTTCCTGACATTACTTTTTCCTCCTAAACTTCCATTTCAACTATACGATCTTGAAAAACATAAACAATCTCCTTTCCTGTATTATCAGCAAAGAAATCAGAATTATATAATTCAGAATTAGCGATTTTTTTATCAATTCCTTTAAAAGATATAGTTTTAGAATCTAATACCTCTATGTTAGAATTAATAGTTTTTGCTTGGTCTAAAATAAATTCATCTTTTTCTTTCTGACTTAATTTATTAAATTTTCCTTTATCTAATACATTCTCTATTTTATCAATATCCCTCTGTACGGTATTATCTTCAGTAACTGATTTAAGTTCTTTTACCTTTTTATCTACATCAGATTTTTGTTTTTCTATTTGTTCAGTTTTACCACTAAAACTAGATATAAAATCATTAAATTGTTTAACTTTTTTATTTACAAATTCTACTTTTGGTTTTATATTTTCATCATAGTATGTTCTCACACCTTTGATTATTCCCCCAATACTATTAACTAAGATTCCTATAAGAAGTAAAGGTATTGCTTTTCCAATTCCACCAGTAATCCCTTTAAGTGGTGCTGTTATCTTTGAACCAACTGATTTTAAACCAGATTTTATTTTCTGCACTGCCTGTTCTCTTTTTTGTCTTTGTAATTCTTGTTTTTCAAGTTTGGCATTATCCGATTTCAAGGTTTTTAATAAATTATCTTGATTAAGTAATGAACTTTTAATATTTTCTGCTGTCATCTTAACTGACTTAACAGTTCCACCACCTGTTGTTGATGTGGATTTATTTGATTCTTTTGGTTTCTCATAATATCTTGGAGATATAGAAGGCAAACTACTTGGAGAAATCTTAGTTTTAACTTGTTCCTTTCCTTTGTTTACTACAGATTTCATGGCAGTTTTTTTACCACCAAGAGATTTAATCCCTGAAGCGATACCTTTGCCGATTGCAACTGCTGGTCCTATAAGTGAAAGAGGTAATGGCATGAGTTTATAATCTTATTCCGTGTATTTTTGGAGTTTTTCTCATATGATCATTCCCAACATTAACTGAACTTACATGTTTAACATCAGTGGTTTCTGGTAGTGTAACAGTTGGTTTTCTTTTTTTGTATAACTTATCATATATTGGCGGTAGAGTAATTATTTTTGGTTCTGGGAACATACTATTATAAACAAGACCTTGACCAGCATTACCACCAACATCACCTGATATATTAGATGTAAATGCCATTGGATTTTCACTAAAATCACCAGCAGCAATGCCATCATACGGACCATCTACCAATGTTGGAGCTAATTCAGTTGCCAATGTAGTAGCTACAATACTAGCGTCACCCTCTGATAAACCAGATTTTTCTAATGCTGTTTTTGAAGTTTCAATTTCTTTCGTTTTTGCATCAAATATTGGTTTTCCAATCTTATAACCCAAATATAGAGCGAGTCCAATTCCCATCAGAGCAAGTAATTTAGGAGACGCAAGAAATGCTAATGCACCTTTGATAACCCCAATAGCTGTAATTATTCCCTTTACTGCCAATATTCCTGCTAATACACCAACAGTTCCTACAACCCACTTAAAATTGTTTTTAATACTATCAAGAATTTTTGTAAATCTTTCAGAATCAAAATTTTCTAATAGATTAAATGCTACATTTCCCGCAACACCAAGTCCAAGTAAGGAGAGTGCTTTCATAATATTTGCTCCTCCCTTTTGAATTGGTGAGGTAATTTTACTCAAACCTTTACCAACTTTTTTAACAGATTCAATTCCACTTTCGGCAAGATTACGTTTTCTTTTTTGTTTTTGATCTTTTAATAGTTTATTCTGTCCTTTCTCTATCGCGATTCGATTTGCAAAATCAGTAGATAAAATATTTCCAATGCTTACTAATGTAGAGTTTATTGATGATAATTCTTTTGATACTTCAGTAGTCTTATCTGGTTCAGGTGTTGTTAACTGTTCTTCTATATTAATCTTCTGATTCTTTAATATACTTTTAATTATCGTAATCTTTCTTGAATTATTCGCAACCCTCTTCTCCAAAACATTCGCACCTATATTGAAGGTGGTTCTGTTTATCTTTGGTCTACTACCCATAGTAGACATCTTATTCATAAAATTTTCGTAAACGGGAGAAGATTCATCCATTATTTTGTTGTTGTTTTAGTTTTTCTTCTTCAATATGTTGTTTTAATAATGTAATGTAAACTTCCCTTTCCCAAGGGATCATGTTTTCAACTTCAGTCAAAGAGTATTTATGATGTTGAACTAAGGCAAAATTAACTTTGTAGTATGACTCAAGATTAGTATGAGCCATACCTAGGTGAAAAAACTTGCCAGTCCCTCCAATACGACTTGAGATTCCACCTTAGTTTTAGGATTTGTAACCTTCACTTTATGAGAAAGTTTAGGCATAGTCTCAAAAAACTTTTCAATCGCTTTAAATTGTTTACTATTGAGTTGTTCAATAAACTCCTCTAATTCTTTTTTTGAAGAATCAGCAGCATCCCAACTTTCCTCATTATCATAAATCATCTCAATACATGATGTAATCATATTTAAGGACTTATCAATATCATTTCCTTCGCTACCATCTTGACCTGATTCAAAATTACTTTCAATAAATTCAGTCATTGAAGGATACTTAAGTTTCATTGAGTATTGATCATCAAGTTTAATTGTACTCTTATGACCTCTGACCTTCTGAACTTTAATTAAATCTACATTAATTTCCATCTGTACTGTTGTTTTCTCATCATCAGGACATGTGACATTAACTTCAACTGTTTCACCAACTGATTTTGCACGAACATTCAAAAACAAATACTCAATGTCAAAAGTAGCGAGTTTAGTAACACTGACCCCTTTTGTGAGAATACATTCATCTAATATTTCAATAATCGCATTTGTTATTTGAGACATGTCTTCTGTCTCTAATGCCATAATCAGTATTTTTTCTTCTCTTACTAAGAAAGGTCTATATTTAATCTTCTTGCCATTTGATGGTAATGTCAGATCATAAGTTGGCGTATTAATTTTTGGTAAAGGCATAATCTTTTCACACTTCAGTAAATTTATTTATAGAGGTAATTTTAACTTCTTGTTACAACATATCTATCATAGTTGAAACTAACTGTGACTTTTAGTAAGTCTGCTGCTCCATAAGTGACAGGTATAGGTGTAATTGATTTTGGAAAAGCATTTACAAATTCATAAAGTAAAGTCCTTCCAAGATTCTTTTCAAACTTAGTTATACTCATTGTATCACATTTATAGTCATTTGGGTACTTGAATCTTCTGTAGAAGCCTCTTTGACCTGGTCCAACACCATCAGTATCTGCTCCACTTGCGATATAGTCCATCCAACCCTCGAATATACGAAGTAAAGTATAATCTTGATCCACGTAGAAAGTAAAATCAATATCAGTATACAATCTTGTATGAGCAAACTCCTGTGGAATACCCATGAAATTATCCTTAACCTCACCTGTCGCAAAAGCACTTGCTGGTAAAGATGCTTCAGAACAAAGTATTCCTGCATCTCTTGATAGAAATTCTTTCGCATTATCAAGACCGATTATTTCAAGATAATCTGTTATCGTTTTTTTCAATGATGAAAAATTAACTTGATATTGATTCGTTATAGACAGTTTGCCAAGTTTCTCCTTGACATCCTGCATTGTTATTCTTTGTACTAACCCTGCCACTCTAAATACCTTATATGAGTCTTTTATTATTTCTATTTAGATGACTTACAAAGGAAAATTCAGACCAAGGGTTTCGAAGAAGTATCGAGGCGATTATACGAACATAATATATCGCTCTTCATGGGAACTTAAATTCATGAAATACTGTGACACAAACAAGAATATTTTAGAGTGGGGGAGTGAAGAATTCTTTATTCCTTACATGTCTCCTATCGATAATCGTGTTCACAAATACTTTCCAGATTTCTATATCAAAGTTAGAGAAAGCACTGGGCAAGTTAAAAAGTATGTGATTGAAATTAAACCAATGAAGCAATGCATTGAACCAAAGGTACAAAAAAGAAAAACGAAAGCGTACGTTCGTGAAGTATGTGAGTATGCAAAGAACCAAGCAAAATGGGAAGCAGCAACAGAATACTGTAAAGATCGCAGACTAGAATTCAAAGTATTGACTGAGAGTGAGTTAGGTATTCGATAATGGACAGAATCGCAGAGATCGCAGATAATTTAATTGGGATTGAAAGTCCTGATGATTTGATGGTAGAAATACTTGAAGCACTTCCAGAAACAGAGACAGTTCCTGAAGCAGGGAACTACTATACCTTTGTATATCAACCAAAGACACCAAATATTCAGTATGATGAGTTTCCCCTTATCGCAGTTACAGATGTATTCAACTGGGGATTCAAAGGACTGAACTTTCACTGGGGTAATGTACGTCAATATACATGGCAAGAAGTGATTGGAAACCTTCATATTGTCAATTCAACTGAGGTCGAATCACTGCGAACAATACCTTTTGCTAAGTTTCGTATAAATAGATAAAAAGTAGGTCGATATGGCGAATAGAAATCAAAAAGGTAAAATTTTAAAAGAAAAAAGAATTGAGGCAAAAGAAGAGAAAAAAAGATTAGCTGCGATAGAAAAGAGTAGACAAGAGAGAAAAAATTTAAGAGAAAAATATGGTAATGGTGGACTTCCATCTAATTACGCTACAACTGAAGCAAAAACATTTGATGACGCAAAGAAATATCAAGAGAAAAAAACAGCAGAAAAGAAAAAAAATTCTAACACTTCAGACTATACAACTAGACTCAAAGGAGAAACACTCAAGAAAACTTACAGAGATAGAGGTGGAGTATTAAGATATCCATATGAAGCATTAACAGAAACCACAGATTACTTACAAATTGATATTAATCAATATGAACCATCCAAAGACCGAAGTGGTAATGAAAATAACTTAGTAGGTCGTGTAGGAACAAGAAGATTATCTACAAGAGGAAGAAACCCTGCAGGATTAACAACAAAATCATTAGTAAATAAGGGTACAATATTACTACAAATACCAGCAGAACTTCAAGATGGTAATAGTGTGAGTTATGGTGATAATAAAATGAACACTATTGTTGGTGCTGCTCTTGGAGGTACTCAAAATATTATAGGTGGAGCCGCAGATGCACTTACAGCGGAAGGTGGAGGGAATATTGCTGACAGAGGAGTTAATGCTTTTAAATCATCAAAACAGGCGGTTCTATCCGCTGTTGAAGCTTCATCCGTATCAGTAGATGCTGCTAAAGGACTATTCAATGCAAAAATAGCAACTGGAGTTGTAGGTGCTTTTGGTGGAAACGTAACTGTCAATCAACTATTGGCAAGACAATCAGGACAAATATTCAACCCAAACATGGAGTTGTTATTCAATGGTCCTACATTAAGAAACTTTAGATTTTCTTTCAAGATGACACCAAGAAGTCCAGAAGAAGCAGAACAATGTAAGTTAATCATAAGAAGTTTTAAAATGAATATGGCACCCAAGGTTACCTCTGGTCGTGGAACACAAAGTTTATTCTTAAATACCCCTAATGTATTTGAACTAAGATACAAAAGTGGATTTGCTAATCACCCGTTCTTACATCGTTTCAAACAGTGTTTCTTAACAGATATATCAGTCAACTACACTGGTGAAGGAGTCTATGCTACATATGAAAATAGAGAACCAGTTTCAATGATTATGGATTTAACATTCAAAGAACTTGAACCAATTTACGATCAAGATTACTTTGATGATGGTGGTTTTGATGCTGACAGTACAGTAGGATATTAAAATGGGATATTTTAGAGAATTACCAAATTTGCTTTATCAATCGTTTTTACCTGATAAAACATCTTCCTTAGATTATACAGAAGTCAAGAATTTATTTCGTAGAGTCAAATTAAGAGATGACTTACAAAATGTTTTTACTCTCTTTGACAAATATGAAATACCTGACGGATATCGTCCTGAGAATGTCGCAGAAAATTTTTACGGAAATGATGAATTGGATTGGGTTGTACTCATAACTGCAGGTATTATAAATGTTCGAAATGAATGGCCACTGAATAATAGAGATATATTTGATTACTCTTTTGAAAAATATGGTGATGATTTAAACGCGACTCGATTCTTTGAAACAAAAGAAGTTAAAAACAGCAGTGGCACAATACTTTTAAATAAAGGAATAGTTGTGGATTCTGGTTTTGAATTTAATTACTATAACGATGCTACTAAAAAATACATTAATGTAAAAGGAACTAGTGTGAGAATAGGGGTAAGTAATTATGAATATGAAACTCGACTAAATGAGGAAAAAAGAAGTATCTTTCTTTTAAAACCAGGATACCTACAACAATTTATTAATGATTTTAGAGACATCATGATCTATGGTCAATCATCACAAGCAATCAGTGATAATTTAATTAAGACAGAGAATACAAATATAACCATGCCATAAAAAAAGAGGTCTTGCGACCTCTTTGTATTACTTAAATAGTAAGTTAATCCAAGCTGCGATAACTAATAAAGTTAAACAGATTTGATTATATTTCATTATTCAGATGCGAGTTTTGAGAAGTATGACAATGCATCGTCATCGTCTTCATTAACACTAGATGGTGTTGTAGATACAGCAGCAGTAACTAATTCTTCTGCTGAACCACGGTTATCATCTTCACCAAAACTCTCTGGATCTGGACGAGTAGTAGTTTTATTTCCTAATACATATCCAATACGAGTTTTAAGTTCATCGTAAGTTTTAAACTGATCGTCAGCGACTATTTCAGCAAGAGAATACTCTTTCTTCCATAATGCTTCAAGAGCATCGTCATCATCAAGTAGTGGAGTTGTAGCAGTAAACTCAGAACTATCATAGTTACGATAACCAGCGACATTCTTTGCTTTTAACTTGAAGTTAGCACCCTGCCAGAAATCGAATGGATCGATTGCTTCCTCATCCTCAAACTCAGGTTGCATTGCTGCTGTAAGTTTGTCAAAGATTTTCTTTCCATACTTGTATAGAAATACTTTACCTTCGTTCTCAGGATTTGCAGGATCCTTCACAACATAGATGTTACTAATATAAGTAAGTTTACGTTTTTGCTTACGTGCGGTTTCTTTTCCTGCATCAGTTCCATTGTTCCATAGTTGAGTATTGTACTCAGAAACAGGATCTTTCTTTCCAAGAGTTGTAAGAGAATTTTCAATGTACCAACCGCCAGGACCTTGGAAGGCATGACTGTATAGTTTTACAAATGGTAAATCCTCTCCATCTGGAGCAGGAAGAAAACGAATAACAGCATAACCATTGCCTGACTTGTCACACTCTAGTTTCCAGTTGCGGTCATCAGCAGACCCGCCAGTGTTATTCATTTTTTCGACTTCTTTCACAAGTTTTTGTGTAAGAGAGCCTAGTTTTGATTGCTTTTTAAGATTAGCAAAAGACATTTAGATACCTCGGATTAATTTGGATTTTTTGGATTAATTTGATTATAACTGAAAATGTTATCTTAGTCAACATCTGTTGATCTTTTCAACTTTTCAATTGTTTTTTCCATACCATCGAATAACGATGACATTTCAGTTCCTGATGGGAAACCCATCAATTCAACTGATTTTTCAAGATGTTTTTTCATAGTCAATGCTTCTGGATCATCTGATAAAGATAATCGAGCATACATAATTTTTTGTTTTTCTAAAAGAATTGATAACATTTCAACGTGTTCAATTCTATCTTCATGTGACATGGTGCCAAATTCTAGCATTGTCACATAAACACTTTGTTGGAGTTTTGTGATTTCTTTTAATTCATTCTGAATTATTTCAGAATCAAAGAAGTCGCTCATTCACCCTCCACAGGAGGTGCTTCCACCTCTCCACCATCTACGACTTCAGTTTCTGGTGTTTCTTCCTTTTTACTTTCTTCAATTTGTTGAAGAACCTCAACAGCACCTTGAAGTCTTAATGCAGTTGCACGACCAGTTTCAAGTTGTTGTTGAACTTGAGTTAACTGTTCTTGTAAATTCTTAAGAACTTCACTATTATCAAGAGCCATTACCAATAACCTCCTTTAAAATTTTTTTGTAATTGAACACATTTATATTTATGAAGGGAATATATTTTCTAATTTTTAAACTTACGGTTTCCCATACAGGATCTTTCAGTTTTTTATCGAAATTTTTTCCAAAAGAAAAGATTTTTTCGAAAATTACTAGAGTTTCTAAACTTAGATCTCCACCCAGATACCTTTTGAGTATTACTGGGTGTCCCTTCGAGCAATTTAATACTTCGTCTAAGTTTTTCTCCAACAGTAATTTGTTGCTTTGTTCTTTGAACAAGTAAGTCAAACTCTGCTGCCTTTTCATCCATTCTGAATAGTTTTTTTCTCCAGAATTGATAATTTCTCCAATCCATAAGTTTTGTGGGTTGTTCGCGTTTGCAAAGTTTGATAAAAGAAAATCTAGTATCTGTTGATCACTATATTTTCTCGAAGTCTTCTCAAACCAATACTTATCTTTTCGCTTATTAAATGATGTCACGGTAGCACGAGACTTACCTGCATATTTAAAGAAGTCGTATTTAGGATTAGTAAAATGACTTTTCATCGAAAGATAAGTTTGGTAAGTTTCAAATGGTGTCACTTTCATTAATCATTTTCAAATTCGCATTCGTAAAGAAACTAGTAATAGCATAACGACCCCAACCCTCATAATAGTCAGAATCTTCTATCTTCACTTCTTTTACTCCATGTTTTACCCAACCTGGAAATATTATAATCGAATTATTCTCACAAGTCAACTCATAATTGTGTCGAGGGAAAAACAATTCACCGCCAGTGAATTTTTTTGGTTCTTTATAGAAATAAGAAAATCCTAAAAATTGAAAAGATATATCAGCATGTGCTCCATAATATTCTTTATCATGATAATATCTAACTTTTGTGATATCAAAGTCACACTTGGGAGCAATCCAACAGGATTCATGTATATCAGCAAATACATCAAGAACTCCAGAAGTGAAGAGTTTTCTATTAACTGTTAAAATATTTGAAATCGATCTAAAATTAACACCATTCTCACTCTTGTAAACTGCATCTAATGCTAGTGCATGGGAATTTGTTGCACCAACAACACCACCAAAATCTTTTGCTTCTAGCAATTTGCCTGGTTTTGTATAGAATTTTAATTCTTCCCATATCAACTCCAACTCCCCATCATCATAGAAATTATCTACAATTAAATGAGGAAAAGGTTTTTCAAAAGCATTACATACTAACTCTTGAGGCATTATAACGGTAGTTTTGCTCTTGATGTAGGTTTCATAAAATTAAGACGAGTTGCATCCCACTTCAATCTTTCTTTTAATGGTTTTGAAATTAATTTTGTAATTGATTCAATTTCTAAAGTATTTACTTCACAATAATGAAGTATCGCATCAATATAGTTGAGTTGCTCTTCAAGAACAATTTTTTCAATCTCTATCGCAAACTTTTGTGGTGTTAAAAATTTACTTGCAATTACTTTTTCTAATTCTTTATTGGGTTCCATAGAGCTCCAATTTATCGTTAACAAATTTTCTAATATATTTTCCGAGCAATTTGATGTACTTTGCTTTGTCGTATTCTTCATAAATTACACATTCTCCATTTTCACATGCCATAATGATGACTAACTTTTTAACAGATATTCCTGTTAGTTCGTATAACATACAACCATATGCCATACATTGAACAAAATAATGTTCAATCCAATCTCTTGGTTTTGGTTTTTTTGAGGTTTTAAAATCTATTACTGCTAACTCACCATTATACTCTGCAATACAATCGACAGTTCCTGCAATACCTAATTCCCTACTATATAGGGAACCTTCTAGAGTATGAATATTGTCTATCTTATTTAACTTGCCTTTTGATATTTTAAATAAGAAATCAGATATGGGAGGAACTTTTGGCAATTCCTCATTCTTCAGATAATACTCTGTAAGAGTATGCATATCAGTTCCACGAGTCGTAGCAGCCTTTGTAATTTTATCTGCTTCCTCGTTACCAACTCTCTTTCTCCAATTAACAAAAATTTCTTTGTTAAAATGACTCGTTACAGAAGTAATCGAAACAAGTTTTAATAACTCATCTTCATCTGGAACAGAATAATAGCGAACACCGTCTATCGTCTCTCTAGAGAGTTTAGGGAGTTCTATATCAACATGATTAAACATTATATACCTGATTCAATTTTAGCAATAAGATATTCTTTTACAAGACCAGAGCGAACGATATCATCTATTCCAAATTCAATAATATCAAAAGAAGGCATCGCACGTATAATTTTCATAAAATCTACAATACCATTTTTCTCATTCGTTTTTGTAAGATCTGTTTGTGACCCGTCACCACAAAATACGATTTTGGTATCTTCACCAACTCTTGTTATTATACTATCTAATTCATGAAAATTCAAGTTTTGAAATTCATCAACGATAACAATTGAATTATCAAGTGTTGTTCCCCTCAAAAATGAGGTGCTCCAGAATTTAACTGTTTCTTGTTGGCGAAGATTGCCATAAAGCATTTCAAAGTCTGCATCAGATGGCATCTGGAACATATACTTTACCATATGTTTGTATGGTATTTGATAATATGAAGATTTGTCTTCATGGTCACCAGGTAAAAACCCAATCTCACGAGTTGCAACTAATGATCTAACAATATAAATTTTGTCATATGGTGTACTCTCATCTAATACATCTTTCAACGCATTATAGAGTGTAATAAATGTTTTACCTGTGCCAGCAGCACCATAAGAAACAATGTGTTTTCCTGAACTATAAGATTCAAACAATCGTTTTTGATTATCAGTAATCGGTTCAATATTCACCAAATAATCAGAATTCAAAGGTTTCTTTCTTTTCATCTGTTTTGCTGTTAATCCAACACCTATGGGTTGATCTACAGAACTTCCTCTTTTTTTCCTTGCCATTTAATCTAAGTTTCTGACGTAATTACCTACATTGTTTCTCTGAGTTTTTTTAAGAACCTCATTCCAACCAGGTGCTTTCTTTCTTAATTTATCTCTCCACTCACCAACATCACCCGATCCTGGACATGTAGATGGATCGGAATAATCCCTTGTCCAGTCAGGATTGTCTTCTGTCCATTTATCCCAATCATGAACACTCATTGACACTTCTTTTGTCTCACCAGTAGACATATTAACAACAGGGTATGTAGCCATAATTATAAAGTATTGTAAAGTTATTTAGACCCATTCCAAAGCCTCTGAAACTGAAGAAAATTGTTCGGTAAACACCTTTTGGCATTTTTTCGCAATTTCCATGTGTTCTTTTTGAGTTCCATGAGCAGATCTCAAATTAATGTAATGTATCCAAGAACGACATGAACCAGTCATGTAAATTCTGGTCGGAGTGCAGAGTGGTAAAACCATTCTAGCACATTCTTTTGCGACTCCACTCTCTATCATTTGATTATACAGTGATTGTGAAGAACTAAACAAAGTAATCATTTGTTTATTCAATTTATCTACAATATCAGGTTCTAAATCATCTGTAGAATTTTGACGATTCTTTAAATCTTGTCTACGAAGTTCTGGAAGTTCGATATCTCCTAATGAATTAGTTTGAGCATATCTTTGAGAAAACTCTTGAAAAGTAAAACTACGATGTCTTAATATCTGTGCTGCTATCGCACGAGTAGTTTCAATTTCAAGTGTCATTGTAGATTGTTCAAATACTGACCAATGATTGTGTTTGATGCAGTATCGAAGTAATCCAGAATAATTTTCATTATCTTGATTTGATGGATTAGATACTCTGGCAATATATGCCATAGTTTTCTCCGCATCGGGAGTAATACTTACTAAATTAACATTCATTTACCAAACCCTTTAAAAGTTTTTTTCTCCATTTCGGAAATTTCATGTTCTAACACTTTAATCTGAGATTTTATGTCTTTTAATTTTTCTTCAGTATATAGATAATCTTGTTTTGATAATCTTTTGAGTAAATTAAGCATTTTCCTTGCTCTACTAGTCTGGGTAGCCATCGTCATCATCGAAAAGTTCGTCGTAATCGTTTGTTTCATCAAATGCGTGTGAATTTTTATAAGCATCAGTGTCAGAATAAACTTCTGCTTTTATTGCGTCAAGTGTAAATTCTAAATTACGAATTAGTAACTTTAATTTGTCTCTATCCATAACAAACGTATTTTCAATATATTTTAGCATAAAAAAAGAGAGGTAGCAACCTCTCTTTAAAATTTAGAACTTGTATCCATACAAGAACCTAGCTTCAGCGTAAATGATAGTTAGAAAAATAGCAGATGCTGCTAATATTTCTGCGGTAACTAACATTACTTAGCGTGAGCGATGCCACGATATGTGAGTTCGACCTCTTTTGCTTGCTGAGCTTTGTTTCTGTTGGTGTCATACTTAACACCACGATAAGT